CACCACCTGCACTTCCAGCCGATCCAGAAGCAACACTACCACCGCCTTGAAATGTTGCTGACTTGATTGCTTTAATTTGAATTGCACCCATAGCTATTGCTGCTGCTGCCGCTGCCGCTCCTAACGCAGGGCCAACAAAGGGTATTGGTGCTAATGAAGCATATGCACTCATAGCTGCTTTACCAGTTTCTACAATTGTTTCACCAATTTTTACTGCTTTATTTAATTCAAATGCTTTTTTGTTATGTTGAGCAGCTTCGCTTAACATACCTTTCAATTGTTTTATTGAATCTTCTCTGCGTTTTTTCTCTAATTTTGCTAATTTAGCTGCTCTTTTATTTCTATCAATATTTGCTTTTGTATCAATGTTTGCCATTTTTTGTTTGTGTATTTCATTAAGAGCTTCAAGTTCTCCATACTTTTCTTGAGCAATCATTTTTTCTAAATCAGCTTGCATTCTTTCTGCATCAAGCCTATGTAAATCAGCATCTTCATGGAAGCCTTGCATTCTATCGTTATGCTCTTGAAGTTGTGCAAACTCAATAGACCTTCTCAATTGATCTTGTTCTAGTTTTGCAGCTTCAGCATCCGCCCTTCTTTGTTTTTCGTCTTCAGCGGCTTTCTTAGCTATTTCTTGTTTTTTTGCTTCATCAGCTATCAAATCTTCGAGTTCTTTTATTCTTGCTTCTCTTGCTTCATTTCCTGCCTTTGATCGACTTTCTTTTTGGTTTTTAAGTCTTTCTAATTCCGCTTCGTTTGTTTCAGTAATAGCATCTCGTAAACTAGCAAAAGCATTTGCCAAACCTAAAGCACCTTTTTCTGCTAAATCTGCCGCACCAGTTGATTCTGCTAAAGCTATTTGTAATTCAACAAAATTATCAGCAAGTAAATCTGTTGCCGCTGACAAACCTCCACCGCCACCTGCACCACCTACTTGATCAGTAAGTGTTTGCAAAATAAGGGCTTGTGCTCCTGCAAGATCACCACTTTGTTGCATTACTTTAATTTTGTTTGTTTCTTCTTCTGTAAAGCTAATACCTGCTCTGGTCAAAGCTGTTAAGTTTCTTGCAGGATCTTCTAATGCCTTACCAAGCTGTTTTGCACCTGATACAGCAGTTGTTCCCATAACAGCACCAATATCTTGTGTAAGACCAAGTGTTGTTTTAAAGGCTTCACCTGATATTGATTTGAATGTCAAAAGAACCCCTTGTGCTTCTCTCATTTGTGAAGCAGATGCAAGAGTATTTCTAGCCATCTCTCTAGCCATTTGATCCAATTGTTTTGCTGTGAACCCTGAGGTAAAACCAGTTGACTTGACTAGAGACTCTAGCTTATTCATTTGCATTTCAAAATCACTAAAGACTTGAACAGAATTTTTAACTGCAAAAGTTAGACCTGCAAAAGAAGCAGCCGTTATTAAACCACCTGCTCCAATTCTATTTAAACCAGTAGCAATAAAAGATAGACGACCAGATAGTCCGTTTAGTGGGCCAGTAAGAGTTGCTGTTGCTGTAGATGCGTTTCTAAAAGCATCAGATAGTTTGTCTGTTGCAGTAGTAGTTCCAGGTATTTTTTTACCTGCTTTACCTGCTGCGGCTGTGAGTTTATCTAACTCATCTTGTGCTTTTTTAAGTTGAGCAGTATTAGCTTCAAAAATTAACTTTGCGATTGTGTCTGCCATAGTTCCCTTCTCGCCAGATCAATTTGCATTATTGCATCAATTTGCCAATCATCAAGAGTTACTTTATAAAGCTGACAATAAGCATATATATCTTGCAAACTGATTGAGTCTATTCCCCTAATTATTTGACAATAAGCATCCCAAGTAGGAACTAAATGCTCATCAAGATCAGGTTGTTTTTGTAACTCAAGAGGTGCTCTGCCAGTTATCCTTTCAATAGCTTTCCATTCTTCAAGCCTAGTACTTTTGCTATCTTTCCTACGACCATTTGCATGGAAAACCCATTTGCCAAACTCGACTATTTTTTCGGCTTGGCTTTGATAAAATTTCCTCTTTCAGCAATAAATCTATCAACCTGATCTCTAACATATGGTGCTTTTTGATATAACTCTTTACACAGTTTTTTAGAAAACTTTTGGTCAGTTCCTCTCCAACCAATAGTAGAAGCAACTAAACTATTTAAAGAAACCTCATCATCATCAAAGTCCTTTTTTTCTCTAACAGCTTCAATGTATAGTTTCTGTTGTTTTTTTGCCTCATTACGAAATATCTTTGAATCAACCCCAACAACCTTTATGTATAAACCACTTGGTTTGTTTGAGTAATCAAGTATTTCTATTTCTGCTCCCTCATCATGTAAATCAGTTGTGTAAAGTGTATCAAGTTTCATATTCACCCCCAGTGAATAGTTAAGCCCTACCCAGTAGGGCGGTTATTAAGATGATAAATCTGTATCTATTTGTATAGTAGATTGATCATTACTGTCATTTCTAAGAGCAGTAAACTCTAAAGCAACAGAAACAAGACCTTCTCCACCAATCTCAACATTACCTGCTGTGATTCTTACTTTTGACATATCGAATAAAATGCCAGTTTCTGCACCACCAGATGCACCCACTCGAATAGTTAGATCAACAAAGTTATTATTGTCTAAAAACTTTTCATATAAAGTTGTGCTTTCAAAGTGAGCAGTCATTGATCCAGTTACTCGACATTTGCCTATTCCACCTTGAATTGGAACATCACTACCAACTCTATTTGTTGTAGCAATACCATTATCAATACTAAGACTCAATTCTGTAATAGTAGTTAGTGCAGTTGAACCGCCATCTATTGTTATTTCGCAATCACTAGAGTGGAATGGCTCGTTAGTGTCTGAAAAATTACTAACTGTTCCATCTTGTCTATTGTCATGCGATGTCATTGTTGCACCAATCACACCTACAGTACACTCAACAAGACCATCAGCAGGAATTGTCATTGAAAAACTATTGAACTCACAACCTACATATTGATGATTATCTTTAGTTGTTGATAAATCAGTGAAGGCTTGGTGTATAGTATAAGAAGCTCTTTCTGAACCAACCTCAATAACACCATTTGATGCAGTATGATCGCCTAATATAGCTTCAAACATTTCAGTAAATACTGCTTGGTGTGATAAGTTGAAAGTAATGTCACCTGAAACAGAATGTGCTCCTTGAAAAACATCATGCACATTTCTATCACCAGTTAACTGATTTGATTCTTGAGTTGATTTTGTTAAAGATAAGCTACAACTGTTATAAGGTATGCGAGTATAAACATCGCCACCAATAGCACTTCCATAAGTTGTTTCTTTACCAAAAGTCAAATCAACTGTTTGACCTGATTGAATTGTCATTTTCTAACTCCTAGCGGCTGTGACCGCAAAATAAGATACATCTATATTACGAACAAAAAATGCACCATCTCGCCGCCCCACACCAAGTGATACATTACGAAGTTTAACATCTACAAGTGTAGCACCTGCACCACCTTGTAGAGTCAAACCTTTTCTAAAGTTATTAGCTATTGTATCAAGTTTTTCATTGAAACCGCCAATACCAGTTGAACAATAATAGTCTATCTGAAAAATACCCTCATGGAAATCTCTACCTTGCGTACCTAGTGATTGTGTAGTTGTTTCATTAGGTAAAAGTGTAGCCATTATCCATTCAATCGTAGATGCAGATTTAGATAAACTTGATACATCAAATTCAGTATTTTCGTAAACTACTGTACTAATACTTGCTTGACTAGCCGCAGTAGCAAGCTGTCCCTCTAAAGCTATTCTAATGTTTCTAAAATGAACACTATTATCACTTTGTGCTCCACCAACAGCAACAACTGTTGTACTGTCTGTAATCAGACCATAATCAACAGCCATTCAAAACCTCACTTACTATCATACTTGCCACCTGCTGCCTGAACATTAATTCTAAGCATACCTTGTGGTTGTTGATAGTTTTTATATTTACTTCTGGCAAACTCAATCTCATCAGCATAGTGTAAACCATTAGTAAGGTACATTTTTTCTCCAATTCTTTTAGGTGTAATTAGTTTTGCTAATTGTTGATAGCTTGCAATACTATCTGCTCCACTTGTATTTTTTCTTCTATTTACTGCTAATGGTGAATTAAAAGTAGCCATCCAATTATTTCTTAACTTACCTGCTTCTTCAGGGTCTCTGTTAATTGGAGTGTCCATAATAATTTTTTGACAAGTTTCTGAAAAAGCAGTTTTGACAATGTTCATAGCATCTTGAAGCATAATCTGCTTTGCTTTTTTTACATCTTTTTTAAGATCGGAGCGTGATTTCATAATAAATAACTGTTGATCCTGGTTGAACTGGCTCTACTTCATTGATTCTATAGCTTTTACCATTAATTGTAGCAGTATCTCCAATCAAAGGCGGTGTGCTAGAGTGCATTGAAGCAGGAAAGTCAGCTATTTGTAGTTGATTATCACCTTCTTCCTTTTTTTCTTGCTCAAATAAAGCAACTTTGGCTGTATAAGTAGAAGAACTAGCTGAGTTCATACCACTTGCCGCTACATATGTACCCCTTGTGAAACGAGTAAATGTAACTGTTTGACCAAAGTTTGTCAGTAATCTTTCTGCTGTTGAACTTAATGACGAATAATTGACAGTCATTTATGCCCTCACAACTCTAAGTGGGTTCTTAATTAACTTTCTCAAAGCTAGACTTACAGCAGGTGTCAAAGTTCTGTCAGCACTTGAAGTCTTGTATTCAACTTCAATGTTACCTATTTTTTCTTTTGACGATTGTTTTAAGACTGGGTCGTTCAATCCATACCCTTGCTCATAGGCATATGCTATTTCATATATAGCAGTTTTTACTTGGCTTGGTATTTCATCGGAGTTAATACCATAACCATCAATTCTAAGACCTGATCTAGGAAATTGTAATGCTTGATCTTCTGTCGCTTTTACACCATGAAATTCTAAGGCTTCAAAATAACTCATAGCCTCGTGAATAAAAGATGTAATTTGATCGTTTGAAGGGCTGTTTCTCGCTCCATGACGATCAGTGATGTAAGTAGAATACTCACTCACTGTAATATAAGAATTCGCAGTAGAACTCTGCGATCCAGTTTCTACAACTAATGCAGTTGGCATAATCTATCCTCTAAGTTGATAGCCCCAATGTTTCCAAAGGGGCTACATGATTCAACTAATATTAGCCGAGAATAGTGTGAACGAAATCACCTTTCCAGACTTTCACACCGAATACAGCGGCAACTTCGATCAATGATTTGTGATAACCACGATAAGTTGACACTTGGAATATTAATCCAGAGTGTGGGTCTTGAACAGTGATTGACTCAGAAGCATTATCACCACCTAAAGGCATAGCAGGTGCTCTCATAGCTAACTCACAAGCCGCTCTGTGGAATACAAAGCTAGGTAAGTAAGTACCACCAACAGTGATTTCATCACTAGCAACTCGTGCTTGTTTTAATCCTGCATTAAGCACAATAGTTCCACTTGTAGAAGTTGATCCAGTACCTACAACATATTTAGTTGTATCAGCAGTACCGCCACCTTCATTACCAAATGTAACGACATCACCTGCAACTATACCAGTTGTATTAACAGTACCGCCATCAAACACAATACTTGTTGAA